AGCATTTGACAAATGGATAGTTAGGAAAGGTATAGCACCAAGAGGCAAAGGCGGTAAGTTTTTAAGCAGACAAAGTTTACAATACTTAATAGCAAGAGCAATATATAAAAAAGGAATAAAGCCAAGTTTGTTTTTTACAAAACCATTTCAAGCAGCGTTTAAGCGTTTACCAGATGATTTAGTACAAGCATACTCAATAGGGTTAGAAAAACAAATACAACTGAATATTAAAGAAAAATGAAAATAAATTCAAGAAGTCCATACTATATATATGATACTGTAAGCAACTTAACTACAGATAGGATTGATATATACATATATACAGGAACGCAAACAACCGATAGACCAAGTTCTGCAACTTATACATTAACTAGTAATGCAATAGATGACAAAGTAACATTTGAAATAAGCGAACTTATAAAGGACTATTTTAGTAATGATTTTGATGGAGATTACGCAAGTGATTTCTTTTGGATTGATTATGAAATATTTAGGAGTGTAAGTGGTGGTGCAGAAGTTAGTCAAGGCATAGTACAATTAAGGGGGTTTTATGGATATGGCTTTTATGAAGATGGCGTAAACCCACAAAACGATAGCGGACTATTACAAACAAACACTAAAATAATAAAGCTAGATGATGCTCCAGCAGTAATTCCAGTTGATACTTCTATAACCTCTCAAGTTACTTACGAGCTCAACGGAGAGCAAATATATACAAAAGCAATAAGCAGTAGCTCTGAAAATGATGAGCAAATAGAATACGTTACAAATGGTGTTAATGGTGCTGATGAGTACGAGAATAGAGTAATACAAGATGGTGGAACTTTTGAGGATAGCGTATGTTTACAGGAATTTGTAGATGACTTTACATTATTTGATTTTGATACTATTTATGTAGATACTACTGATGGTGTTATAAAATTAACAGTAGAAAATATAGAAGAGTGTAAATACCAACCCTATAAAGTAACGTTTATTAATAAGTTTGGTGCTTTGCAAGATTTATGGTTTTTTAAGCGTACTAATGAAGTACTAACAACTAAAAAAGAAGAATTTAAGCGTAATATAATTGTTAATGGTGCTTATGATAGGAGTAGACACCAACAAAAAATATTAACTAAAAACGGAACTGAAAAACTAACACTAAATACAGGTTATTATCCTGAAGAATATAATGAGGTTTTTAAAGAGATGCAATTAAGCGAAGATTGTTGGATAGAGATAGAAAACAAAACACTACCAATAAATATATCTAGTTCTAGTTTAAATTACAAAACACACTTAAACGACAAACTAATAAACTACACAATACAAATAGACTTTGCGTTTGACACGATAAATAATATACGTTAATGCAGATAATAGAACTTTACATAAACAACACTAGAGTAGATTTATTCAAAGATGAGAGCGTATCTATAACTGATAGTATACAAAACGTTAGAGATATAAGTAAGATATACACTGCTTTTAGTAAGCAATTTAATTTACCTGCATCTAAAACAAATAACAAACTATTTAAGCATTATTACAATTACGAAATAGATAATGGTTTTGATGCACGTTACAAAGCGAGTGCAGAAATTAAGTTAAATGGTGTTACTTATAAGACAGGCAAAATTAGATTAAATAGTGTAGACTTAAAAGATAATGCACCTTACTCCTATAAAGTAGTATTCTTTGGGGATACTGTAGAACTTAAAGACCAACTAGCAGAACTATTATTAAGCAGTTTAGATTACGATAGTTCAATGGACTTTACATATAATGCTACAAATATTTGGAGTAGATTTACTTCAACTGAAAGTGGTGCACCTGATGATGTTGTAGTGCCTCTTATAACGCATAGTAAACGATTTGAAATTAATGCTAGTGGAGAATATAAAGAACTCAATACTACAAATGATTTAGATTACATTGATGTAAAGCCAGCAGTAAGGGTTAAGAAAATTATAGAAGCAATAGAGAGCTCTGGTTTAGGTATAACCTTTAGTAGTGAGTTTTTTAATAGTGAAGAATTTAATAACTTATATTTATGGCTGCATAAAAACGAGGGCTATATATCAAACGCAGATGAAGGGGGTAGTATATTGCAAGTAAACAACAGACTACACCTTGTTACTTCTGATAACAGCTGGTCTTATGCAAGTGGCACAGAACAACGCCCTTTAGACTTTAGCCAAATATTATCAACACCGTCATTAAATAACGGTAACTTATTAGTCAGGTATCAATTTGTTTGGACTATAAATACAACAAGCTCTCAACCGTATACACCAACTATTCAAACAGTAATTAACGGACAAGAATATAACTATTTTGGACAAGAATATACAGGCAACCAAACTTTCACATTTCAAACAGTAAATACAAATGCTGCACAAGTTTTTACTTCTAATGGAATTGTAAACCCCTATAATTTTCTTTTTAAAATACAAAGTACAAACACGTTTTCAATGACGCAAAGTCTTGAAGTAAGATTGCAATATAAATCAATTTATGGTGGTTCTTATAGTAACGTTTCTGTTGGTAACTACAACGCAGGAACTAATGATGTTACAAACACTTTTAGAGTAGGCGAAAATATGCCTAAAATAAAAGTCTTTGATTTTCTTATTAACCTATTTAAGATGTTTAATTTAACTGTATTTAAACGTAATGATGAATTAGTAGTTGAGCCATTACAAGACTTTTATAATGCTGGCAAACGGTATGATATTACAGAATATGTAGATATGAGTAAAAGTAGCGTTTCAAAATTATTACAATTTAAAAACATACTATTAAAATATAAAAGTAAAAAAAGCCAGTTGGTACAATTTTCTGATGAAATTCAATCTTTACCATTTTCACAAGAAAGTTATGGTAATGATGCGTGGGACGGAGGCAATTACAACGTTGAAGTTGATTTTGAAAAAATGATGTACGAACGTTTGTTTGAAACTGATGATACAACAATAACCCCTATGTGTCAAGGCGCAATGATAGATAAAAAATTTGAGCCAACAATAGGACAACCTTTACTACTCTACATTAAAGATACAGACCCTGATGGATATTTAGAATTACAAAACTATACAGGAACACCAACAAACTATAAAAGACCATCACAGATATTTGAAAATGCTAGCAATAGAACTGCTTTAAATTTTGGTCAAGAAAATGACGAATTTCAATTAGCGGTTACAGGTCGTAATTTATTTGAAACTTATTACCAAGATTACATTGTAAGTTTATTTGATATTAAAGGTAGGAAGTTAAACGTTTCTGCTTATTTGCCTTTACATATAATTTTAAGATACAACTTAAATGATAGGTTTATAATCAATGGTAGAAGCTATAAAATAAACACTATTAAAACAAACCTACTAACCAACAAAAGTGATTTAGAATTAATTACAGAACTACAAAGCATAAGCGAGTTAGAAAATGGTATAAATCCAAACGCACCAAGAGTGGCTCAACCAACAGTAACAACAAAAGATGCTAGTAGTATTACTTTAACGTGGACTGCTGTTAGTGGGGTTACAGGGTATAAACTTTATGTAGATGATGCTCAAGTTGATAATGTAACTTCAACAGGTTACAAGTTTAGTTCTTTAGAAAGTGGCACTACTTATAAACTAGGTGTACAGGCGAGTTACACAAACTTTGATGCAAGAATAACAGATACATTTGAAACAACGGACTAAAATGATAAAACTAATTATAGATAGCTTAAAATACGCAAACGGAGAAACAGAGAACATCCGTATAGCACAAGGTAAACACAAACTACCTACAACTTTAAAAGAGGGATACAAAGCACTTAAACAAGAGATAAAATGGCAATAGAGAAAACAGTTAATATTGATGTAGATAGTAAAAATGCAGAAAAAGGTTTTGATAAACTTGCTGATGCTATAAAAGAACTTAATCAAACCTTTAGTAAATTCCAAAAAACTACTGAAGATGGTTTAGAGGATGTAAACAAAACCTCTAAAAATACAGAAAAAGGTGTAAGAGGTATTTCAAAAGGTTTTAAGGGTCTAGGTGTAGCCATTAAAGCGGCTGGTATAGGTTTAGTTGTTGCTGCATTTCAAAAATTAAAAGAGGTATTTAGTCAAAACCAAAAGGTAGTTGATTTATTTAATACAGCGTTTGAGGCAGTTAGTATTGCGTTTAATGACTTTGTTAATTTTATTGTAGATAATAGTGGTGCAGTTGTAGACTTCTTTAAGAATATATTTGAAAACCCATTAGAAAGCGTTAAGGCTTTA